ATTCCCCATGCTCTTTTAGTACCCTTAGGGGTACCTTCAAAGAAGTCGAGGTTTCAACAAGCCAAGACGAGGCCCAATCAAGTGGGAACATGCCTATTGTTGAACAAACAAAACAAGAAAAACCTATTCAGGAGCCCGTAAGCTTTCTATTGGGCGGTCTAGAACCGTACGGAGGAAACGCGCTTGATCTCTCAGAAGATCAGATCCAAGAAATTTATCATGCGTGTGTTGAAGAAACACCGCGAGGTTTTAAACTGAACGTCTCTATAATGATGATGATGTTTTATTTGTTGACTGGACAAGCTCAAGCTTACTCCGTCGAGGCAGAGGTGATTGTAGCCAATTCAGTTAGTTGGTTAGCGTGGGCTTTAACGTTCGCCGTCATCTTTGGTTGTTTTATGACTTATACCGTAGTCTCCTCCATGTTAAGTGGATGTAGAGCTTGCAAGAAAGATTGCAGAAAGGTAAGTCGTTTCGCTTATAAAGAATATAAGCGTGCCAGTAAATTTGCAGGAAAAGAATATAAAACGTTCCGCAACTGGTCAAAAACTGAGTATGCTTCTGTTAAAGAAGAAGCACGTGTGTACGCATTTGCATCCCTCGCAATGGGGATATTTGCAACGTTCAACCCTTTAAAGTTGATCACGAACTCAATTCCTTGGTTACAACCCCAAGGTTTCAGGAAAGATATAAACCGCGCCGGAATGGCTTCAACAGGTATACTTTCCTTACTTTTACTTGTGTTAGCACCCATTTTTGGACCAAAGAAGGTCATGGGATACTTAATGCCAATCATTGATTGTTTAAAGCAAATACCTTATGCATCATGGATAATTTCTTATTTTAAGAAGTGGTATAATGGTGAGGCAACGTTTGACGACCTCCCTCAAACTCAGGAAGAATTGCGAGAGCACTTTAAGGCCATGAATGTGGACGATGATGTGCAAGACGATTTAGCAGAGTTAAACCGCTTACGGGAAGTTTTTGCCCAAAAGGAACGAGATGTACGCAAAGGATTTGCACCACCAAAGCCCGGACCAGAAGTTCAGGCTCATAATGAGGCAATAAAGAAAAGAGAACAAGCAGAAGTTAAAGTGGAAACTCCAACCACGCCAATCCCACCAGAGATGGTATTCACGGAAGAAGATCGTGATGAGATTGGTAAAAATATGGAGGAAGTTCTTGCAGAATCATTTAGGGATGTAGAAAGTCCCCCTGCCACAAAGCATGCTAAAATGCTTTATCACCCTAAGAAAAAGGGTTCCTTAACGAAAGAGGAGTGGGAGAAGAAAAATTTATCCAGCTCGCAGTTTGTACCTCAAAAGGAAGAACCTAAGAGAACTGCAATGACCCCGGAACAAAAAGTAGAGGGAGTGTCAAGTATTTGGGATATGCAAGAGCAATGTGTTGATGCAGATCAAGCACCGCAGCAAAAGGCCGGGCTTGGTTTCGATATTAAACCACAATGCATTGGAGACCACTGTCTCCAAGACTACCTGGATTTTTGTTTTCAGGATGTTTGGGCGAAGCAAGTGAAGCCCTGGCTTTCGTGGATTTGGAGTGAAATAAAAAGTACTCCAGCTGATATTCAAGAATTCTTTATGCCAGATGCAAGAAATATAGCAGCTGATGCCGTTAAGATTGGAAAAGAATTCGATTCAGTGTGTCGACACCCCATCCCTATCCCTGATCAAAAGGGAAATATAAATGTGGACGATTGTTGTCAAGCTAAGACTGACATAAATCATGTCATGAAGATGACAGAGAAGTTCGAGAAAAAGAACAAAGTCCCTGGGATGAGTAAGATGATTTACCTGAACATGAAGTGGGACATCTTTAAAAAGGTGTTGTATGCTAGACGTAAGATTCTCATTAAAGGAGGAATCTTTTTAGCGTGTTACTGGATGCTTTTAACATCCATGTCAGCTAAGTCTGAACCCATTTTAGGCTTGAAGCCTGAGGCAGACAAAGTCGCAAACCCGCAAGGAGTAAATCGTGGCGGAAAGAGAGGACATAAGAAAGGCCCTCGTTCACGCAAAAATGTTTGGAACAATGTGTCACCAAGTGGATCAGAGAATGATTTGGATGACGTCGAATATGAGGAGCCCCCAATGGATGATCTATATCAGAGAACCTGGGTAGAAGACCGTATTTCGACTGGACCAAGAGAACGTAAAGTAAAGTTCTTCCAGGCACATGGACAGGCAACACCTGTTGTTCCCCCACTACAAAAAGCGAATGAGAGCGACTTTATTAATAAAGTTAGAGCCTCAAGACGACCAGTAAAAGCACCTGCTCAGACGATGGAATTCGTACAGGAAGCAAAGAAACGTTTTGAAGTTGCCATAAAACAGCCCATTCAGCCACAAGCCTTCTCAGCTCACGAATTGAGTGATTCCATATATAAGTTTTATATGTTGAAGAATGGCGAATATCAGTATATGTGTTCAGCAACACATGTGGCAAGTAAACTAGTAGTGGTGATGCATGCACTTAGTGAAGATGTATCAACTCAATACCGAATTGTAAACAGTTCGCGAACAATAGATCTTTTTGGAAAAGACATCGTTGTTTTGAATGATCAGTTAGCTTATTTTCCTATAAATGGATTCCCTACAAAATTACCATCAAGAAGAATGAAAGTAATGGAAGAATCTGGAATTGTTAATATCTTAGGATATGGACATGGAGATAAAGCATACCCTGAAAGTTTGTTAGGCTACGCCAGTCCCTTAGGATGGTGTAATGCACCTACACGTCAAGGAGATTGTTCAGCACCCGTTTTGGATGGATGCGGTTTCGTAGTAGGATTTTGGACCCACGGAATTGAACAACATTTATTGAGTTATGAATCATTTGGAAAATTTGAGCCAGTGACAGAAGATATGATCACAGAATTAAAGAGCTCAACACAAGTGTTGCATACCGGGCTGGATTTTCAATCCGGCCCCCACAAGCAATAGAGTTGATGGTACCCGGTGACGAGTTTTGGAGAAGATACCCAAAACGTTATGTCACCAAACAAGGGCGCCAGGTATTCTGGCCATCAGCCCAACCATCACAGCTCCATGAAAAATATGTGAGCGAACACTATTTTAACTTTGTGGGGGCGTACGCCCGTTTCCCTAGATACAAAAATTCTAGAGGAATAGACCCGCACGTAAAAATGTTTTTAGATCAAACGCATGAGGAAATACCTCAGGAATGGCAGTTGCCAGTTCCCAATGCAGATGCAGCTTATAAGTCGTTATCTAAATACGGAAAAAGTACAGTGAACATGTCTGAAGAAGACGTGAAAGCTATGAACAAAGGATTTGCTCTTATGGTAGAGCACTTTTATCCGTACATGAAAAATTCACGAACATTAACAGTGACGGAAGCAATCGCACAATGGGATAGAAGTACCAGTAGCGGTTGTCCTTTCAATGGAGAATTTAAGACAAAAGGAGAATTAATCGACAATGATCCCCAAATTATTGAGTGGTTGCAAGACCAATGGACACGATTAAGTT